TTGGCTTTGATATTGTTCTGAAGCGCTACCATCGAGCCTTCGAGCGCCTTGAACGTACCCGAGATATTCTCGATGATTCCCCCGGCAAAGCCCTTACTGATCTGATCCAGGAGCGAGCCCTTACCGAGGAACTGCTTGACCATCAAGAATATACCGCCAAATAGGCCGGTTCGAATGACTTGCAGAATGGCATCGAAGTTCATATTTGAGGCAGCCTGGCCGATAGCATCGCCGAGCCCCTGAATCAAGCTGACGATCGCCTCGATCGCTGGCCCTGCATCTGCACCGGTGAGCTTGTCGATGAAGTTGCCCCAAGCTGTGGAAATCGCTTCCACAACTACTTGGAATGGAGACAGCGACCGGGTTACACCTTCTATTTGTCCAGCAACTCCCCCGGAGGAAAATCCACTAAACAAATTTGCAAGTGCGTCGCCGAGCTGCTGAATCAATTCGATCGGCTTCTCGAGAATATCGCCGAGTCCCTCGAAGAAGTTGTGAAGTCCGTCGCCCTTCTTCAAAGCCTCGTCTACTTTGACCAGGAAATCCCCAATTGAAGCTGTGATTCCAAGGAAATTCCCATTCCCGTCCGAGATCTTGCTGAAGAGCCGCCCGAACAAGCCAAATATCTCACCAATAACCTGTTTACCGATATCGAGAAGCGCAAACAATCCTGCGAATGTGCGCCTTAGATTGTCGATAGTTTGCGGACTAGGCCTAAGCGCCTCAGCGAGATCATGGAGCTTCTGAGTCAGATCGAAGAGATCTCGTCCCGTAGTGGCTGGGAAAATATCCCGGAATGCTTCCTTGATTGGAGCAACAATCATTCCCAGGTTGTGGAAAGCAACTCGAACCGCGTCGATCAAGACCGTGCGCCCACCAAGAGCTTTCCAATCCCGCAAAACGCTGTTACGAGCATCTGCGGACGACTTGATGAAGCCGTTCACGGCATTCGAGACCCCGGTGAAAAGCGCCTTGGCCTCGCCGAAGTCACCGAATATGATCTGCCAAGTCTCGGCCCATCCTGATCCAGCAGTTTCCTTTGCTGTATCGAGAACACCACTCAGCGTCTTGACCTCAGTCGCAGCGTGCATAGCCGTCTTGGCTGTCTGCTGAATCGCCTTGATCTGAGCGTCATTGAAGCCTTGTGCTTTGAGCTCGGCAGCGGATAGGTCTCCCGTAAACTGCTGAAGTGTTGAGGTCAGGACTTTCGACGTCAGCCAAGAATCCTTACCCGGCCCAGCCGAGATCGATTGACGGAAAGATTCTCCCGCAATCTGAACGTTCTTCATCGGACCTACGAGCTTGACGGTTCCCTCTTTCAGAGTGCCCATTGCTTCGGCAGTTTGCGCTAGAGCTCTCTGGAAAACCGTGCCACCCATGCCCGCATTGACCACAGAGTTCCAGTCCTGCAAGCTGACTCGACCTGCCGAGATAGCCTGAGACAACTGGTACATCGCTGTTGATGCTTGCTCTGCGTTCGAGCCAGATAGTGCGGCCAGGTTAGCGATACCCTTGATAGATGCCGTTGCTGTGTCCAGATCAACACCGGCAGCCGTGAAGGTACCGATATTCTTGGCCATCTGGCTGAAGTTATAGATCGTCTTGTCCGAATAGTCGTTTAGCGTCTTGAGAGCGGCATTGACGTCTGCGAGCTTGGCACCGGAAGCTTGAGTATTCGCCAGAATTGTCTGGACGGCATTCAGATTCGTCGTATACTCTGAGAATCCCGCCTTGACTGGATCTAGAGTAAATGCTGAAAGAAATCTGGCGCCTGCACGAACTGCTTGAGTAGCCAGCTGTGCCATGACACCGATTCCGATCAGCCTCAACGTCTCGAGAGCCTTCTTAACGCCGTCGACACCTCGGGCAATGTGACCAAGATCTACCCGCTTAGCGGCGGCATTAATATCGTCCAAACCTTTACCTGCTTGCGGAAAATGAAGTGCAGCTTTGAGTTTCTCGATCGCACTAATTGTCTTGTTGACACCAGATTCGAACTTACTCGACTCGAAACTCATTGCTACGACTTTATCGTCGATAGTTGCCACTAGATCCTAGTCACCTCCCTCCATGCTTCTTCGGCGATTTGATCAAATAAGGGCCTAATCGCAGGCATAATATAATCTCGACCTTGTACGTATCCGCCCGTACCAGTTCCATGTCCGTATTGGATCATGACCGCTACGTGGAAACCGTTTTCGACATCGTTATTATGCCAGCGAATGGAGTAATATCCGGGGCGCGCTACAGTAGTGAAATACCACGATGCGGCAGCCAATCCGGAATCAGCAGGCGTAGCATTGGACAAAGCATTTTGACCCAGCGTCCCATATTTGTTCAAGATCGCATCGAGTTTCAACTTTGACAACCGAGCAAGATATTTTTCAGTATTGTTGAACGAGCCTCTTTGCGTAATAGTGATCATGTTATTCTCCAGTAAGGCGAATGATCACAACTCCCGCAAATCCTGCGGCAAAAATACCCTGCGAGCCGCCATACAAAGTGGGCAAACCAGTTAGAGGGGATGTCTTTGCTCCGCCAGCTCCGCCCGGCCAAATTTTCTGATTTCCAGCTTGAGAATCTGCGTCTGGAAGATCTCCTGGAGCATAGACAGAGAGATTGGATGGATTATATGACCCACGACCACCAGCTGTACCTAGGAAATGAAGCGTTCCGTTATAGTCCGCAGATCCTCCAGCACCTCCACCGCCACCTTTTCCAACGTCGCCGAAGAATGTTCCATCACCTCCTGGTGTTCCTGTTACTCCCGGTCCCGGGTTAACGCCACCCACAGCGCCACCACCAGCAATATTACGATTACCCACTCCACCCTCTCCACCATCAGCAATTGCAGCCCCAGATATAGACTGAACACGTTTACCGCCCTTACCTCCTGAGGCTTGACATACAGTTCCGGCAAACGTGGAAGCTCCACCGTCACCGCCATCTGTAGTTGCCGCTGGATTACTCGCATGTTGAGTACCTACCGCACCGCCTTGCCCAACGACAACTGCACAAGCTGATCCTAGAGCGGATAGCAATCCGTGAACACGATGATAACCTCCGCCACCGCCAGCACCACCATGAATACTAATAAGAGTGCCTGTAGTACCCGTAATACCTCCACCCGGCCCACCGCCTCCTCCAATACAAATCACATCGTAATGTGTATAGTCGAGAGAGGTGTAATTTCCCGGATAGAATGTATCATTGGCGGTGTATCTGAATACAAGCGGCTTAGGGCGAATTAAACTTCCGGCAAGTTCGATTCTTACCATCAAACTCACCCAGTCAAGCAGACAATATACGGAATGAAGACCGTGGGTTGCATGTTCTCGTGGGCATTCGATCCACCGGCACTTTGGATACTAGCCGTGATTCCAGTTTGATTCGCCTTTGCGTGGGCGCCATTTTCGTAGTTCGGAGTCGATCCAAAGTCATGCGTGGATTGATCCGAGCCCCCTTGATACATGTGCTCGAACACGTCGATCCAGTGATCATGTCCAGGATCGTTCCAGTTAAGGACGTGTGAGTGGTTCGCCATCTCAGCGATAGTGATGACGTGCGTCTCCTCACCACTTCTACCGGCGATGGTAATCGCAATCGAACGTGTTACACGATTGGCACGAGCTCCACCAGGCATTGCATCCATACCAACGGGAGTCAAGCCTCGAATATCCGGTACACGGAAATTTCCTCCACCAGGATCTGATGCTCCTCCGAAAGTACGCCAAGCAGCGTCGATATTCCCGGCAGCGATGGGATATGTCGCAACGGCATAGACCCCACCATCCGCCCATACCCATTTGCCGTAAGTAGCCGGATTGGGCAAAGCGCTTCCCGGCCACATTCGAAGTTCCCCTGGGATCGAGCTGAATCCAGCTGGTCCTTGTGGTCCAGGAGGTCCGGCCACTCCCGTTACATGGCCCGCATTCATCGTAGTTCCGTCATGCTTTGTGAGAATCAGATCTCCGCCTGCATTCACAGAACCGGCAACAACAGAAGCTGCTTCGATTTCCAGCATTCTTGCGGCCGTAAGACCAGTAACTGTAGTCATGTCACCTCCTAACCAGCTTCTGTGGTTGAGATCTGATAGGTAACAGCGTCCAAGAATGTGGCATCTGCACCATCGATCTGGAAAGTGGTAGGATCAATCATCGAAATATAATCGTCAGATTCATCGATAGCCGACCAACTACCATCACCATGATCAACGATGATGAGTGCACCCAAGAATCCATAAATTTGCCCAATATCTTCGATCGGTGGAAGAACCGGATCCTTTGTGTCAGTTCCATACAAGGTATCTTCCAGAATCTTCCAAATATCGGGCGGAGTCTTTGTCGAATCCATCGAAACGTGAACTGTCGGTCTGAATTTCAACAATTTCGGTGGAGTTCCACTCAAAGACCACGAGAATTCGACTGGTTGAGCTCCAGAATCTTGGAACGTGTTGAATGCTGGACCATCTGGAGACGCAAGAATGTTGTAGAGAACATGAATCCGATAACCGTAATCTGGCCCCTCGATGTCATTGCCGATTCGAGTACGATAGGACAGATTGAAACTTTTTGGCGGTTGGTCATAGTATGACAAACCCGGGGCAGGAGTGGCAATCCCGTTGACCGAGTCAAATTCGTCAGGATAAGTGTATGCTTTGAGTTTTGCCTGAAAATCCCCCGGAGCCAAATTCTCCAAATACTTTACGCCATCGAGATAAAACGATTTCAATTCAGAATTCGGAGATTCCTCGACGGCGATAAGCCCGTTCCAAACCGCTACTCGACCATCATGCAAATACAAGACTCCTCGATCGACACCGGCCTGATAAAATCGTTCACTAGGCTTATCCCAAACTAGAGCGGTCACGTCACCCCCTTTCTATCCCTTAGTACCCAGTTGTGCTCTGCGTTGAGCATTGAGTTCTCGTTGCCGAGCAGCCTGTTCACTACGACTCATCTTCTTTGGCTTCGCTTGTTTGATGTTGCACACTCGGATTAGTGTGAACAACCGATTAAGATGCCAGTACTGACACTCAAATGGGATCTGAAATGTAATCATCCAGTAGTAGATGAGCTCAGCCGTGATGACATCACGAGTACTTGGAGCGCCCGGACCCTCTCTGAACCATGTGGCTGTCATCTTCAGATCGATGTACTCATTGACAGCCGTGATATTGTCTTCAGAGAGTTTGGAGAAAAGTTCCTCTGGAACATTAGGAGTCAACACCATAGCTCTTATATAGCCAAGAACTTCTTCCGTCGTTTTTTGCTCCGCACCCAAAAACGGCTTTTCGTAAATTGACTCCCATTTTGACAGTGAGACCAGAGAATGCTCTAACTCTAAAGTCACATCGCCCTGAGTAACAAATTCTTGTGACTGTTCATCAAACATTTCAATGCCCGGAACAACAATAGTGAGCATTCTCCAGCCCCCTGTCTAGAAATTACGGTCCAGCAAACAGAGCGATGACTGCATCCGGAGTCGGAAGAGCAGGCTCTGTCGCGGCGGCACCGTACAGAAGGTTCTCGAGTGCCGTGAGGTCGGCAGCGTCGACCACCGTCGAGTCGACCACGATCAGCGAAGTAGGCTTGTAGCCTGTGACCGGAACCGGAGTAGTCGTGATGTCCCAGCTGAACGCAATCGCCTCTGGCGAATCGTTGATTGTGGCATACGCTTTTTCCGACGGAGATGCCTGACAGCCGTAGACGAGATGCAGCTTGTAGCCGAAGTCCGTTCCCTCGACATCGTTGCCGACTCGAGTCCTGAAACTCAGCCCGAAAGTCTTGCGCCCCTGCTGACCGAGAGCGACACCCGGAGAAGGAAGAGCAGTACCGTCGCACTGTGCGAACTCTTCCGGGTACGTGAACGCCTCGATCGTTGCGCCGAACTCTTCGGCCGAGACGAGATTCAGATACTTGATGTTGTCTGCGAACTGCGCGGACGGTTCTGCACCAGACGGCGATTCGGTGACGGTCGTCAGACCATTCCAAGCAACACCGAGGTTGTACACACCCGATACGTCTGGAAGGTACAAAACGCCGTGATCTACACCGGTTTCATACAGTCTCTCGCCGACTTGGTCCCAAGTCAAAGCGACCATTTTCATCCTTTCGCTTAGAAGTACACGTTATACACGTCGTGATTTAGATTATCAGCTGTATAAAATCGATTAAACAAACTCATCGGCATTTCCGCCACTTTACTTGGAATATCGCTGTCTGGATCTTGATCAATGATCATAACCATATAGCGCTTCGTGATGCCATATGGCTTGTCATTTGCAAATTTTGTATCCGCAAAATCGCGATGATAGACAATACATGGGTATTTTAGTTGTATATTAGTTGGTGGCTGAAAGTATACGTTCGGCGTAAATGTCTCAAGGAGTTGGTGCAGCTCCAGGCGTGGGGCCATTGTACACCTCCCCCAATCTTAGTAGAAGGCGAGGACTTTGCACCTCGACACTGGAGACTGTCCACAAAGTCCCCGCCCATTCTACGTAACGAATGGCAAAGAAGTGATCATTGGCGTATGCATCGGCGACAATGCTGATCGAATTTTGAACACTGAGATCGAAATTAAGACTTTCGCCCTCTTTCAGATTTCTCGCATTACGAATAACATCTCCGTAATACCAACGCTCAGTAATAAGATCGCTGTGCACACCCGGCGCAGTTTCTACCGATTCACCATAACCGATACGCCCGTAAAACCTTGCCATGGCGAACCCGACCTAAGCCGTATTCTCAAACGTCCACTCATCGTCCAGATTCGTCTCGAAGTAGACCGAAGCAGACGCGGGATAGGCCTTGACGTGGATCGACTCACCTGCAGCCAGTGTGACCGGAGAACCTGTGGTGAGCGTATTGCCGTTTGCCTCGTTCTTGTAGGTGACGCCCGCAGTCGTCTTCACGATGACGGTCGTACCATCGAAGTCCGGCTTCTCGGGAACCACAGCCGTGGCGCCAGCGGCAGCCCTCTTGATGACCATGGCCGAGCGAATCCGCGTGAGCGCACCCGAGAGCCGTGTCTCGTAGAGGTACTTGTACTGGTTGTAGTCGATGTCGAAGTCGTCGAAGAAGTTGATCTCTCCGCCCTTGTCGGCACCGATCGTGTAGTCCCGAAGGTTGACGATGATGCCGATGAGGTCCGTCTCGCCTTCCATGACCTCGACCACGACGATGCTCGAGACGCCCATCTCGGAGGCGAGCTCGGCCGGTGTCTTCCACAGACGATGGCCGAACTGATCACGCGCGAGGATGAGATTCGTCAGGGTGGGCAGAGTGGTGTAGAAAGTGGGGGAGCCCGAACCCTTGTAATACTGCATCGACGAGATGATTGCGTCGACGACCTCAGTTGACTCGGCCGAGTCATCGACAGTGACCGTAGCCGCATAGAGATCGTGGTCGTACAGAATCGAACGGATGCCCGCACCCTCTGCGGCACCCATCGGATCCTTGATCTTGTCCTCGTCGGCGACATCGCGGCCGTCACCGATGAGAACTGCACGAGCGAGCTCTTCGTCGAGCATCATGCGCATCTCGCTCTTGAGCCACACCACCACGTCGAAATCGGTGATGTCGATGATGTCATCGCGGTCGAGCTTCTGCTTCTTGTAGACCGTGGTGGGTGTCGTGACACGCCTGGAAACTCCGAAGAACTCTTCCTTCTTCAGATTTCCCTTGATGTAGCCCTTGGCCCGAGCCTCGTCGAACGTGAGGTCCGCGACCAGAGACTTGATGCGCGAGAACGGCGAATGCTTCGTGCCGTTGATGACACCGGAGACCCACTCGACTCTCCGTTGATCGAACTCCGGAGTATCCGTGACCGAACGAGCATCCGGGAAGAGGATTTCGATATTGTCGATGCCATGCTGGAGTGCATACGCTTCGACGGCTTCCTTCAGTGATCCCATTCTCTGAGCGTCGGCTACGATGCCACTGATCGCATCGTGTGTGAGGACATGGCCCTCTTTCTTTTCGCCTTCGCCCTTCTGCTCGAAGACATTACGAGTCATGCGCCGTCCTTCCTCTTCATTATTTTCACCAGTGTGGACGAGTTCCGACTCTTCTTTCTCATCCTTCTTTTCGTCGGAAGTTTCCTTCTCATCATCGTCATCGGCCGACTGCTTGAGAGTCTTTCCGGCGTTCTCGAGAGCAGCCCCGATCATATAATGAACGACGTCCTTCTGTTCCGGGGACATCGAATCATAGATATCTTGAACCGTCGGCTCGTCTCCGGTATCGTCTGCTGAATCCGTCGACTCTCCATCGGCATGAGTAAGTTCCAAACCGGTATAAATAATGGCCTCATCTTCCAGCGTAACCATATCGCCATCGGCGTGCGCCAACGTAATGTTATCGATCAGGGCACCGGGATTAGCGCCAGACAAAACCAGGCTGAGTTCACGAATGAACCCGTGAAGAACTTGCTTCGACTTTTCCGTGAGCTGATTGGCGTAAATAGACAACGACTTGATATCGCCATGCTCGACAAGCGTCCTAGCATTCTTCGCCGAATCGGTATCGTTGAAGAATCCATAGGCGTACACACCGTCTTCTCGATGCTCAAGCGTCGCATAGCCGAGCACATTGCTGGGCTCGTTGTGGCCATGCTGCCAGACCAACGGAACTGTTTCTTTATCCTGATGCTTGAAGGCATCCGGCATGATCGTCCGGCCGTCTGAGCATTTAAGACCAGCCCTCGTAGCGTAGCCACTGAAGTCAGGCTTGATCTCTGCTCCCATTTTGAAGGTCCTCCTTAAGTTAGGATCTTCAGCACGTTAACTGTTCTGACTATTGGAACCATTCCCGTTAGAAGAACCCATCTTTGTGAGCACTTTCTTAACGGTAGGATCAACACCTGTAATTTCTTCAGATGTAACCCCGGTTGGTGTCGGACTTCCCTGCGGCATGTTGCTGTTGAGCAACTGATCGGCCTTTGGATCTGGATGTGGTGCCAGACCGACCACTTGCCGCATCTCATTTGACGTCATAATCTCATTCCGAGTAAATTTATCTGCAATCTCGGCAATGTTATCGACAGGAACTAGCCGGAACGGATCTCGGAAGAACAGAATAGTCTGTCTTTGAGTACGAGCCGTCTTAGTCAAGAACGTACGTCTCATACCTTCGACCATAGCGTTGAGAACCGGTTCAACTGTTCGGTTCCAATAATTCAGCATCGCTTTCTCATCGGCCGTACCATTCATAACCTCTTCTGTCAACCCGAGCTGACCGTAAAGCATCTCAGTCAAGAACTCGACTTGTGCGAGGAGATTATTCTCTGCCGGACGATTCAACTGTGTGATCTTCTCGGTTCCATCAGTATACGCAATACCATACTGACTACCCTTAAGCTGAAACTCGATATCAGCACGACGTTGTTCTGCCTGCTGCCTACGAGCTTCAGATTTGATCACATATGGGAGCTGGATAATGAGATCAAGTTTTCCAGATGCTGATGCCTCATCAACTGCATCCAATAGATTGAGCTTATGAAGAAGGCGCTGAAGAGTCGAATTCGGCTCATTCATAACGGCAAACAACGGATTCTCGATGATAGCCACCGATGTTTTATGCAGCGTTATCTCTTCGCGCTGACCAATAGCTTCGTTGTAAACGCTCAGACGCACGTGTTTCGGATACCAAGTTACAACATCTCCAACACGAAGCGTCAGAATATCGAAACCACCAGATGTCTCTGGATTAATCGACGTATCGACTGGAACAAGCGCTGCGACGCCTTTGTCAAACAGCGTCATAGCGACATCTTGTCTAAATGCGCGAGCAGCTTGATCAATATTGGCTTCGATTGTCAGGCAGTTGTTGAGACCGCTATCAATGTCTTCGATATACCGCTTCTGATCATCCGTCCGGACGTGACGCATATCGACGGATGCAATATCGATACTCAAACGAGTATAAATTGAAGAGATAATCGAGCGTTCATTAGGAATGCGAAACCTTGTACGATCCGGTCTTGATCCGTAACGGGGTTCGGCATAGGGACGCGATTTATCTCGAATGTCTTGGTTAGTGAAGACATTCCAAGCATGTTTGAGTGTGGTGCCGACGTCACCGAATCGTCTCATATCTCACCTCCTTTCTAAATTAGCTCAGATTTTTAACCCCAGCCGTTGAAATAGGCGAGAATGACGAAAAGAGCGATGACAATCATAGCGACAGTGTTCGCAAGTTGTGCTACTTTTGGATCCATCACTCGAAAGCCTCCTTATTCAGCTTGTATGCGATCCAAGCATCCATAAGAGCGGCAACATTGTCAATCTTCTCATCTTGGCGTTTCTTCAAGAGCTTTCGATTGCCATTGGTATCTTCCAACGTGATTGCATTACCCATAGCAAACGACATGAGTGATTGATCGAAAATTAGAAGCCGTTCTTCACTCATAATTTTGATCTCACCTAGAGGAACCGATTCTGTCTTGGCTCCTTGAATCACTTTCTCAATACCGAACGGTCCGTTTTCTGCTTCCCAACGAGTAACGAATTCTTTAGCGTTGTACGGATCGTATCCAAGCGTCCGAACATCGTATTCAGAAGTAAGAATGAATGCATCCAGATCATCGTAGACTTCCATCATGTCAAGAATGTTTCCTGGCATGACATGGAGGCTGCCTTCATTGATAAACTCTTCGTACTTCTGTCGCATCGCTGCGGGAAGCTTCATCAACGTGAGCTCAGTAATGTAACTTCGCGTCTTGACTCCGTATTTCTCATGACCCAACGGAAACAAGAACGTAAACGCGCAAAAGTCGTCGCCCTGCGAAAGGTCCGCCCCGAGAGAACAGGGCATCTGCCAAAACTCTCGGCGACGATGCGGAAGAGTCTCTTCGTATGTGAAGAAGTACGTGTAACCTTCCATCGGAATCCCGAATCGCTTTGCAAGGATGTCATTTCGAGATGCCGGAGCTTTTTCAGCCCTTTCCACGTCAAGCTGATACGTCTCGTACGAAACTGTAATGCCAAGATTCGGATTTGCTTTCAACCATGTGGCTGGATCTGCAACTTCCTCGATTTCGTCCAGCTTGTAATGCCAGATCGAAACATGCGGAGCGTAGTACTCTCCCTTGAGAATGTCTGCAAGCTCCATTTTGATGGTGTCACCCGAACCTGCTCTAACAGTTCCTTCCGAACTAATAGCTACAATTAAATAGTCTTCCAGCTTCGATGCTCCTTGCTCAACAGCACCGACAACATCTTCTCGAAGATCACCGGACAACCATTCGTCGATTGTCGAGACCTTCGGACGAAGCCCTTGCAACTTGTTGATGGCCATCGGACGAACTTCAAGCAACGAGCCAGTAAGAAAGTTCTCGATCCCTTTCTTGGTCGCCGCCAGCTTCACTCGATTAGCTCTTGACCCAGTTGTGTTCTGGAGTGATCCCTCCGTCAGGAACTTAAACAGTGGTCCGCGGGATCGAGTGATAGCTGTGCGAAATGGCGACATGACTTCGTCGGCCTGTTTCATCGTAGGAGCTGTTGTAACCTGATGTGTAGTCGACGTATCAACATTCAGGAAGTAACTTTGGACGACCGAAGCGTACATTGATTTAGCTGCACCACGAGCAACTATTAGATACTGCTTAACGGTGAGACGTTTCTTGATCTGTCGTGTTTCATAATGCCCACCATGGTTATCTTTCGTTGGTACATAGACGCTTCGTTCGACGAAGTAATACCAACCAAAGATTTGCTCGGCCCAAAGTTTGAATGACTCGAGCAGATGAAGATCGGAGCCATCTGTTAGAGTCAATTCTCCTTCACAATAACGAATAAATCCCTCGACGGCTTGATCGTCGTAGTAAATATTCGGGTTAGCGATGAGCGAATCGATTCGATTCATCTCCATCGAGATCTCA